CAGCCCGACAAGATCACGACGAATCCAATTTCCTCTAGCCTACCACGATGCTGAAGGAAAAACTCGTCATTGTCATCAACTCCAATGTAAATACGGTACTCGTGGGTACCTTTCGTAGCATGAAAAGACGGTAAGAAGTTGGTTACCAAAAAACACTCGTCAAATCGAGTCCACTCATGGGCACGACTACACACCGGGATGAGAACTCCTATACGCATGTTCTTTTAGAGGGAAACCCATGTAAACTCGGTGTGAGGAATCGCAAACTCGGATACATCCGTCTCATTAATCCCAGCATAGCAATAGAGCGTTGTTCCTGAGCTCCGCATGGACAAGCAGTACTCGATGCCTGGATCCACAAAGACAAACGGCAATGTACACTTCGTAGGCTTTATGTCATCAGACAGTTCAACAAGACAATGGTAATACTTGCGGATTGTTTCGTAGGACACGATATGAACCAGTGCCCACCAGTGTGTCCCCATGCGAATTGGTGGAGCCGATCCCCGAAACAGCGAGAACATTGGAGGTGTTGGGGTGGTCTTTATGGCAGCACCCTTTTCATTCAAAACCGTGAAGGGGTGCCATTCGTAAATAAACGTATTTGTAGTCGGAATGGGCAACCAGTTCTTCTCGCATGTACGACCGGTGGGTGATGGCAGAACCGCACAGTTGTTGTAGTGTCCCTGGAGACTGTATTCGCCATGAAGAATCCGAATCACATCTTGTTCGTAGTTATGGACCGTTGCCGTGAACTCGAGCTGAGCATTTCTATTTGAATACACGCGTACATCTTCAAGTCCACGAATGGTGTGTGATGTACTTGGGAGACCCACAGTTGACTCTTTCATTTTGACAAGAACGTCCCCCGTCAATAGATTGACGCATGCATTCTCGCAGAGTGAGAGTCCGTTCGGAACAATAAATGCCCCGTCTTTCACGACGTAGTTTACATAGCGGATATTTGCAAGTGGATACGACACCAGCGAAACAGCAGATGGCTTGAACTCATCACCAAACGGAGCAGGGAGCTTAAGTCGAGTACGGACAGATGAGAGTGGCTTTGCATAAAATACAAGATTCCCAATAACATTGTCTTTGAAATGCCCCATCTTCAACAGATACCGAACACAACTATGAAGACCCTCGCGTACATCCGACTTCACGTAGTAATCTAAGATCGTTTGTTCGTAGTCAAACAATCCATTGTAGACATCCGTCTCAATAAACAAGGAATCCTTTGGCATAGGGATTGACTTGCCCTTTTGAAGATAGTGATAGGCCTTGTATGGCTGACCCTTCTCCCGATAATACTTTGTAAGCGCATACAGAGCCTCTGAACGACCGGGATAATAGTCGAATCCCTTTTCAACCCACTCTTCAAACAGAAACTGCTTATCCAGAGATCCATAGGACTTTGCAATCATGTAGTGCGAGTACCAAACTTCTTCAAACCAACCACCCGCAGCAATCCGATTCTTGTAGTGTTCGATTGCCTCCTCGTGCTTCCCCATTGAATGGTAGGTTTGTGCAAGATAGAACATATACCGAACATTCGTTGGTTCCTCTTCAAGACCCTTCGTCAAGAGTGCCAAATCACGAGTAAACTTATCAGCCTTGCAGCCCCCGTCGTTTCGATCATTGATATAACAAATGTCCTTTGAAAGGGAAGCGCATGGTCCATCCCAGTACTCGTGAGTCACCCCTTTGCAGATCCAGTCGTAATCCATCCTGACCAGACGGGCATTTGGATACTCGAGATCTCCGGCTATCTGAAGTATCGTATATCCAAGATCACCAAGGGTCTGATCCTTGAGGCACCCTGGAACAAACACCATATCGCCGTCCAGTAAAAGACCATATGAATCTGTCAAGTCCCACCCTTTGGCCTTGCAATATCCGAGCGCATTCTGGAAGCTCAAGCTACGATTATGACCAAAATTCTTCCATGTATTCACCTCAAGACAGCCCTCGTGGGTCATCAAGAAATCCATAGCAATGTCGGTCGTCTTGTCTGTCGATCCAGTGTCGGTGATCACAAACGCATCCACCACCGATTCAACGGCNTCCATACATCGCCGAATGATCTTCTCTTCATTCTTGACCATCAAGATCAAGACAAACTTTGGCATCTGCGTCCGTATTAACATTGAACTCTTCGCTGTGTCTAAGTAAATGAGCACCGACTTTGTCAAGCAGTCGCTTCGTGAGAACCTCAGCCGCGTTCTCATCCCTCACGTCGCAGATGGTCTGTGGAGCATCTACGACAATGCCAAGGTTGCCTGCGTACGCAACAAGCAGCCNGGTGAGACCCTGAAGACATTCCAGAATCTTCTGACCCGCGTCCCCCAGTGGACAGATGAAATCCTGAACACGGAGGTTGCCCGTATCGAAAAGGTGTCCAAGTGCGAGTACATGGACGATCTTTTGCTGGGCGTGTTTGTGAGCTACATCCGTGCGTTTGCCACCTTGCAGCAGTCCGACGAGGCNCACGTGAACATTGAGTTTGATCGTCCCTCGCTGAGCAAGTTCATTTTNACGATGTACAAGGCGGCTGCCCGCAAGTGCTGGTCGAACGCGTATATGTTCAAGACCATCGACGTGTCTTCGGAGCAACAGTCTCGTAACCGTCGGGACATTGAGGCGATGCTTGGTGGAACCCTGGACGAAGTGATCGATAGTTTCATCCCGTGGAAGGACATCAGCAAGGCGTATTTCCAGGCTCGACCCACCACCGCCGCCGCGCCTCCTCCGGAGCCCGAGAAGAAGCCGGAGCCCAAGCCCGCTCTGACATTTGGTGAATCGGAGACGGTTGAGTTTGAGACAGACAATGAAGACGAGGAGGANGACGATCGCCCTCGCCTCACAATGGGNGAGGATATCAAGCTCGATCTGTCGGACGACGAGGAGGAACCTGCCGCCAAGCCTGCTGGTGTCGTCAAGCTGGATCTTTAGGTCCGGCGCTGCGTCTAAGTGTGTCTAAACCAATCCACATTCAAAAAGCAAATGACAGACTACCAGACACTTGGTATGATCGTTGGCGTTGTCATGGTTGTTGCTGCGCTTCTGTATGTACTTGATCGCCGTGCAAGGGCACAGCCGGTCGATTACACAGATCTGGGGAAGATTGCCGGTGGATCGGGAGTCCTGGCAACCGGTATTCTATATTCCCTGGGAACGGAGACGGTTACGGATGTAGCTGAAACTGTAGCGTCTACTACTCAGGATATGTTTGTTGGAAAGCCGGAGTTTTAATCCATACTAAGGATAGAATGGATGCGCTGCAAGATTCAGTGGATACATCTGTAACTCTGAAACTATTTAAAACAAAGAAATCCTCAATGTATTACCATATTTTTCATAGTAGGTACGTGAGGTTTCCAATGTCGGAACTAAAAATCCTAAATAACTTTAATACAAATCGTCTTTCGAGCAATCCATACCCCAAAGAAAACCGTCCTAGAGGGCAAGCAGATTTGGATTCAGTGTTACATCATAGGCAAACAATACGGCAACAAGGGGATACAGAGCCCATATGGATCGTATTGAAAGAGGGAACCTATACGTTACTGGATGGGGCTCATCGCATTGTTGCAGCCTATTTGGAACGCAAACGAACGATTCCAGCCTATATAGTTCATGCCGATGAATAATACGGTCTAAGGACAAGCATACATAAAACAGTATGTTGCGTACAGTTCGTGTTGCAGGGAGACTGGTTGAACTTGCAGGATTGGATCAAGTTTGGTATGGTGTTGACCATCTATCTAACCCGCGTATCACATTGTACTATCCTAAGGGTCCTACAAAGACGATTGACTATGCGTATGGTCAGTGGGCAGACGCCAAAAAGGACCTAAAGATTCTAGAGGACGCTAAGCTTCAATCATCAATGCATCGCCAAGCTGAGCTGCTGACGGGGTTGCGCGGTACTGGACCATCCGACCAATCTCCTTCTTAGGAACCGCTGAGTCTACACAATACCTCACAATTGCCTTGTACAAATCAAATCCGTGGTAGCGGTCGTGATTGTCCATCTTTGCACGAAACATCACCGAGGATCCATCTGTCTGTTTCATCCACTGCAAAAGGATACTAAACAGCGGATGCGAAACTTCATGCTTCGGTCCTTTGGGAAACATATCCCAGAAGATCGACGTAGCCAGACGAGTCAGATCAAACGACGATGAAGCACCAATGTGAGGGTGCTTATTGTTGTAAAAAGGCTCCATATTGTATTGCCCTCCTGCTTCCTCATCTTCTTGAAACTGATTGCTGATGAAGGTCTTTGCCTCCTTCAGACCCGTCAGGCGCAGGTTGACAACTGCACGATCAAAGTCAATGATCTTCATTAGGTAGCCAAACGTGGGGACCTTGTAGGGAGTTCCGGCGTGGATATAGAAGCAGTGTGTTTGTTCCGTCTTGACATACATGATGTTGTTTCCGTGGAGATCATTGTGCGTGAGTCCAAAGTTGCGCTGAGCATACGCAAGAGCAAAGACTACCTGGGAAATCCAAGCCGTGTGCTTCTCGGGTTCGGGGTGTTCCTTGATCAGCTGGTAAAAAGTTCCCTCGCAACGCTCCATCACAGTTGTGACCACGGGCACATTTGTAAATGTAGCCCAAGCAAACGGTTCGGGTTCCTCTTCTTCACCTTCGTCGTCGTTGGTTCCGTCCGAGCATCCACATGACTCGATATCATATACATCGTCATCTTCGGACTCTTCATCCTCTATTTCGGGAGACCCGGACGAGGCAACGTCGTATTTCTCCACATCGCCTTCTCTATCCGGATTGCTTACGTGATCGGCATCGACGTCGTCTACATCACCAAGATCAATGTCCTCTGCAGTTTCAACGGCAAGACGAGCACGGCGTGTATGACTGAACTCGGCATCGTGACCTGCTGTCCTCAGCTTCAGTTCGAAGGTTTTGCCAATCCGATCGGCAAACCACCCCTTCTCTGTCAGCTCTTCGTAGTCGTCCGAGATGTCGATCGTATGTGTTCCGGCGATACCAACGTACACGCCATACACCGTAGGAAAGTGATCGCAACCAGACTCTGACAGGGCGATCGACGTAATCGCACCCACATAAGCAGCTGTGTGGGGGCTCTGCATCCGCTCCTGCATGTCATTGGCAATGTCCGTCCGATGGGGAAGACCAAAAGAACCATAGTCGCCACGCATCGTCTTGAACGGTGACAGAATCATGGTTGTCTTGCGATGGATCGGAAGTGTCTGCCCCTGAACCTTCACATGACCTGCATCTACAATCGCCTCAATCGGATACTCCAGCTTTACGCCATAGTCACTGACATTTGCCAGGTTGTCTGTCTTGAAGAGCTTCTCCAAGCATGGGAAGAACGACTGCATCGTCTTCATTGACCACGCGGATCCGTCCAGTCTGGGCATACGATGAATTTTCATCTGTACAGATGTCGTTCTCAGATCCTTTCCCATTATGAGATNTCTCGGTGATGAATGCAGAAAAATAAACGACAGTGAGAACAAGATGACACAAAACTTCAATCTTAAGAAGTTCAATATGGACATGATCAAAGAACGGTGTGGAATGGACTCGCGGAAAAGTCCTATGATCGTGATCATTGGAAAGAAGGACACGGGCAAGTCCTTCTTGGCACGTGACCTGCTCTTCAATGTTCAGGACTCCTTTCCGGCGGGGATGGTGATTTCACCTACAGAAGTTGTGAACGAGTATTTCCAAGCGTTTGTCCCCTCCAAGCTGATTCATGATAAATATGAGCCTACCAAAGTACAGGCATTTATCAAGCGCCAGTTTCAAGCAAAGCAACGGTTCCTGAAGTCCAAAGCCTCCGGACAACCGTTTGATCCTCGAGCGTTCTTGATTCTCGACGACTGTCTGTACGCAGCCAAGGAGTGGATCAACGAAGAGTCCACTCGCTTTGTTTTCATGAACGGTCGGCACCTTGATATGCTGACCATCATCACCATGCAGTACCCACTCGGTATTACACCGAATCTGCGTACCAACGTGGACTTTGTCTTCATTCTGCGCGAGAATATCCTGGGGAATCGTCGCAGAATTTACGAGAATTACGCAGGTATGTTTCCGACGTTTGAAATGTTCTGTGATTTCATGGACCAGTGCACAGAAAACTACGAAGGACTGGTCATCTGCAACAACGTACCCTCCAACAAGCTTGACGACCAGGTCTTTTGGTACAAGGCGTCAGAGCATCCGCCGTTCAGACTTTGCGACTCTTCCTTGTGGAACGATAACCGCCCTTTCCAATCCGCAATGCTCGCTGCCGACGAGTATAACTCGGCTTCAATGAGGAAGAAGAACGCCCCGCCTTCCGTTTGGGTAAAGAAGACCGGCGGCGAATAGATCCTCCGCTATCCTCCTCTTGGTCGCTGTAGATGTATTCCTGATCGTCGTTTACCGATGGCGCAGGCGCAGGCGG